TTCCTTTACTACTCTTTAATAATAGATGATTATCAGCACGAATAGAAAAACCCTGTGCCAGTTTGTAGATCGGCACAAGGTTTAAAAAATCAGGCCGCATCGCTCAAAGGCGATGCACGAGGCGGTAGTAAATGTTTACTAATTCATTTACCTGCTCAACCTCTAAGGGATCACCCTCCCAATCTTCAACGAATAAAGCGTTATCAAAATCAGGTGTGTTACCCTCTACAAAGGTTGGGGCACTCATCAGTTTTCTACTTGAGGCATCTAACCAGAAGGAATGCCCCATAGTTTCAGAATGAATCATTTCGGTTGAAGGAATTTGGTTTGCCATATGAGTACAATAAACCCCCATCGGTGAAAATGGGGGTTGTGTGTGCCAGTTTAGATATTGGCACTGATGGCATCCCACACTTGAGAGAAACGCTCAGATGTGAAATTCTCATTCATTTCAGGATCATCTTCAAAATCTGCATCCCATTTCTCAGGGAGATCGAACGAGTAGGCAATGCAGAAAACTTCGTTGATAACTCTTAAATCTTCTTTGGAGAGATTCATTTGGTTTGTTTTGATCATATACACAGTATAGCAAACCAACACCCCCTTTTCAGGAGATTAGTAGACAGTAAAAAAACTGGCACACATCAGCTTGAATTGCAGCTGCAATCGATTATAATAAGAATAACAAAAAAGAGCAGAGGTATGCTCTCTAAAATCTTCGCCACTCCCCCTGCGATAAAATATTAATAAGAATTCCAGCTGCGATCCGATAGTCCACCCCCCACACTGGCACATAAGAAACTGATCCGCAACTCATTCCGTGCTAGAATGAATAATCTCTTATGTGCCCCTTGTGCCTATGCATCGGGTGGCACAAGCCTGCTTGCATATATGCGAACATATGTGCTATAATGTAACATGTGTTACATCAGGTTATGTATGTGTGTGCATCTAGTGTACACATGCATCTAGTGTCACATCTAGGCGTAATGCCTGTATGCGAGTGCCTCATATGAGGTATCATGACGTGCATACATCTCGTCGAGATCATATAGCGTGTCACTATATGATGATGTAGTCTCGTCGAGATCTGAATCTAGTGCATAATCTAGTTCTTGTTGCATGAGTATCTCGTCGAGATTTGATTTGATTGTATAATAAGTATAGCACATCTCGTCGAGATTTGCAAGTGTTTATGTCCTGCATATCTAGTCGAGATTCTAATACGAATGACCTAGTTGATATTTATAAAACTCGACTAGATTTTGTGTCTTTTTGCATACCTAGACTAGAAAAATTTCGCCCCGTGGGTTGACAAACTTCGATCCTCATGGTACGCTCGCTAAACTTGCATAAGGACACAGCATTTATCAGTGATTTATACTATAATTATACCATAAAAACACGAATAATTCAACCCTTTAACCCTACAAAAGATACACAAGGATAGTATCCTTATAAAAAACAGTTTTATATTTATAAAGGTATTTAAAACCTTATTTTTATTATATTCTGTATCAACCGTTACATTTCATACTAAGTTCTTCAGTAGTTGCCCCTCTATGACCAAGGAAGACTTGCACCTACTCTTATCTCTCTATTACCATCATAATCATACTGTGTTTTTGGTGGTAAAATACTCTCCTCAATCCTCTGTATCTCTGTACTTCCTAACCCTGTTCTTACCCATCCCAGTACATCATTCTCAGTTAAATCTGCGAGTGCTATTGTAGGTGAACTCCCTTCCAATTCCATAGAGTGATTGTATGACTTTCTATTCAAAGTTTTATTAGATCCTATGCCTACCTGAGCAGTACATACGACACTGTATGATATACTATCTACCAACCCATTACTCTTTAAACTTCTTATGCCATTCACACTCCAAGTCGTAGTAATACCTGCACTTGTACTTGTAGCATCACTAAAGGGTAAAGGTGTTGTAGCACTGCCAGTAGTTAATATACCTGCCTGACTAATATGCTGGTCAAATGTTTGCTGTGCCATTACTCTCAGTTAAACTTGATTACTTATATTTACACTTGGAGACTTGTCCCAATGACGTATCACTCCACTTACTATAAAACAATTGGTCACTACTAACTGTAGCATTACAATCGTCCTTATAATACAAATAGCATTATCGTATTTGTGCGTTTTCTTATCATTAAAACTTCCAAGTGCATACTTCCATACTCTCAGAAATTCTCTCATCTTTCTACGGGTCAATGTATCGGTGTTCCTGTGACTTATAAGTGCTTGTAATTTCGGGCGTTGCGTCCCTCGTTAGCTCGTCTCTCCTATTTCTAATATATTCTAATTCCTCCCAGTTCTCCCTATAACACAATAATAAGATATGAATCATCTTGTGCCTCATAGGTTTGCCAGAGGTGTAAACACAATCGACTTTCGGTCTAATACCAGTCTCTATGGTAATATACTGACTAAGGGGTTTCCATCCCTCCTTCTTACGTTTTTCATTATCAACTGGGTCACCTTTAAAGTAAACCCATCCTTCATGAACCTGCCCCAAAGAGGTAGTCCACTTAACATAATCATCAACTTGAGGTTCATACATTTCTCTCTGGAATCGCTCTTAATCTGTTAGGGTTTAATCCTTCCGATAGTGCCGATTCCAGTCGTGCCTTTGCTTGTTCCTTTGTAAGTTTAACTGATCTCTCATCTAAGAGTGTCCAACCTACTGTTCCGAGTTCTTCAATCCTATAGAGTTTATCCATTGTCCTTACTAATGCGAATATCTTCTTTAGGGCAAGTTGGTCGATCAGCAATATACTGTTCTGCTTGCTCCATTGTTAATCTACCAATTTGACGATTCCAATTATCTGCTTCAGGATAATTGCTTGTTCTTTTCTCAACTTGATAAAGTTGTTCTTTCTTCTTTCGTGCCATAGTTCTAAGTTGTAAATGCGTCTATGATTGCAGACTCGTAATTATCTGCTAGTTTGAGTTTTTGTGCCTTCATTACATTGGGCATAATCCTATCAGTGTATCCATCATAAAATCCATCTTCAGATGATAGTAGTTCAAATGCTTCAGAATCATCCTCGGCAATTACATTAACTACTCCACCATACTCAGATTGAGGAAATGGAATCCAATAGTCAACAATATAAAGATATTTCATTTATCTATAATACCACGATTTCTCTTCTCTGACAATGCGTTCTGTTGGCGTTTAAGTATAAACTTTATATCCCTAAGTGATGCACTTAACAATGCACCATCAGCATTATCTTGAAACAAATCCTCTAAGTGGGCAATATGCTCAAATGCGAAGTTTAATTGAGTTTGATGATTCATTCTCATAAGATACTCTTGTCTATTACAGTAGTAGGTATATTAGCAGCATCTACTCTTGAATAACCAGCAGTGAATGTCGTTACTAATGCCGTCCTGAATCCTTTATGTGGTAGAATAACACTATGAGGTAATCCATCAAATATAATGGCATCATCCTCTTGAGGATAATATTCCTCATCTTCTACTATCAATTGTCCACCCTCACCCTCATTATGACTATCAAAATAGATCAGTAGGTTCTTATGTGGAAACTCATGATCAACGTGTATCGGTGTTTGCTGATTACCATCTTGAGCATAGGTCATATTTAAATTCATCCTATGGATAATATTTAATTCATAACCGTTCATACCTAAGATTTCAGAGACTACATTCTTTGCAAAATCAGTATGATTACATACTGGACGTGAATATCCTACACCATCAGGGCGTATGATAAATGGATGTGAAAAATATGCTGGATTCTTACCTTGAGTGCTTAAACCCTCATGCCCCCATACAAACATAGGAGTTCTTATCATTTCTTTGAACTGTTGATAAGTATCTGTTTTATGGTTCTTTAATTTGATTATCAAACTCATAGGTGAAATTCACTCATATAATAATCAAGACCAACTCCTAACTCCTTTGCCTTATATGCAGCATAGGATTTATTATATTGACGAGTGGATTCTCTTCTAATATAATTCAATTCTTCAACTGAGGCACGTTCAGCGAACACCTTCAGCATTTCAGTAAATTCTAATATCTCATCATCCATCATACAGTCAATCCAATACTGCCATCACCAAACACCTCATCAGCAGTATAATCATTATTATAATTCTTCATTGCTCTTAAGGTATCAAGTGTGAGTTGAGTTGCTTTCTCTGATTCATCGTGGTTATGAATGTGAAAGAATTGATCTTGCATTATATCTTCTAAGTGATCCTGTAGTAGATTAAAGATTAAATCATACTCAGATTCATTTAATAGAACTGACTTTTCCATAGTGGCGTAGGTGATGCTACAACTAATTATAACACTTTTCTTATATTATGTAAACGCTTGTGTCAATTTACCAGTTCCAATTACAATTAAAAATGATAACATAATCACTACGTCCCACCCCTTAGTTCTTATAAAGTATGGAATACTTAAGAAGTTACTCACCAAATACATTGCTGCTCCTACTGTAGTACTAACGTGTAATACAATAAAGTAGGATACAACAATCAATACCGATCCGATTGCTCTACTTAATGAATCAACCTTAATCATGGAAGTTTGGTATAAAAGTCTCCATTGGTTCATAATGTGCATCAACAGCACCTTCCAACTCTTCAAATACTCTCTCTATCTCATCAGTAGTTTGATGTCTATGTGCATGAACCTGTAACACAAATAATATTGTGCTAATCTCTTGTTCTGTTAATGCACAGATCAGTTTCGTTTCTGCTGTCATCGTTGGTTCTCTCATTATAAAGGAAATAATACTTGATAGTGGGTGATGCTTCTTTTAACTCTTCATACACCTCAGAGTTTAATGGTTCCATCAATCCTCCTCTTGTTTTTTCTTAAATTGATAGTTAACAAAATACCATTGATAGTTGTCATTTGCAACATCATCATTAGCACAGAGGTATTCTTGTGCTATTGAGTCAGCATCTTCATGTTGCTCGTTATCTCTTAACTGTTTAAATCTTTCAATGTAGTGCTGACTTAAGATTTCTACACTTTCTGCTAATTCATTATTCATGTTAACCACTTTTCATCAGTTGTTTCTAATAGTTTACCTACCTTATATTCATATCCTTCACAATACTCAACCTCCTCATAATGTTTGCAATGTTCAAAATCAGATGCAATTCTCTTTGCTTCTGTTTTATTTTCTGCACCAACTGTTACTGAATAGTAAACAACTTTCTTTGCTTCAAATGTGTAACTGTTTAATAGATCGGACATTTTAAAAAAATTGGTAAGTGGATGTAAAAGGTTAGAAGTTAGTTTAAACTCCGTAAATTACTTCATAAAGTTCATCTGTGGTTGCATTTTGAAATTTACTTTCGCCATACAATTTGATGTAATTACACATATCATTGTAAGACCAATCATAAAGATGATTGTACTCATCAAGAAGATATTGAGTATCTTCTTGTAACTTTCCAGTTGCTAATCCTGTTCTGTTCATTTAACCCCAAGTGAGATTGAATTTTTCAAGAAGAATATCTCTTACATGCTCTCTATCAAGTGAATCACCATCACCCCATTGCATTTGAGGGAATGAAGGATAACAGCACATTTGAAGATAAAGAAATGATGCCTCTTCAATCATTCTCTTAGATAGTCCCTGAATAGGATATAATACATCAGGATAACTTGGTAAGTAGAATGATGCAACATAATCAGTGAAATCATCCATAGTTTCGTACATAAGTGAGTTCCTTTGTTTGTTGATATACTTATTATAACGAATCTAAGTCCCTTTTCTTGTGTATGTGTGCCACTTCCTGTACTGGCACAAATTCTGTCATTTCTTTCAATTTTGATATAGCATTATGAGCATCCTGTTCAGACTGTGGATCAAAGTCTAACCACATTTGCTCAAGTGACCATACTACAAGGTTATACTCTTCTTCAGTTAGTTTCATTCTGATACCTCCATAGAATCTACAAGTGCATCGACTTTGCTACCATAGTCATCATTACCTTCCCATTGCCCTTGCCCATCACCACCACCTGTAGGATTCCATACCATTTTCTTGTTATCATCAGTTGTGAAAGAAATAGCAGAGTCCTTATCATAGGTAGTTTCCATTGATTGTACCCTATCAAATACATTGGTTTGATGTTCTGTTAACTCAAAGTCCATATCTCTGAGTGTATCATACAACTTGACAAACTCATACAACTCATCGTGACTTAATCGTAGCATCCTTGCCATTAGTAATTACCTCCATAGATTTCTTCCATTAACTCATTATACATTATTTTTAATTTAGATGCAGTAATGCTTTTTGCTTTGTCATTAATCTTCTCTTCAGTCTTATCATCAAAGTTCTTAGCAAGATCTTTGATTTCACTGATATAGTAACGACAGTCTGATCTTGTTACCATTAGTACTTACCTCCGTTGTTGTTAGTGTCAAGTACAGTTTCGTTAGTTACGTTATCAACTAACTCATCATATAATTCCTCATCATGTGTACATTCTATTTGACATTTTAACTCCTCATCTGAATAATCATTATATTCATCTTTGAGCATGTCAGTAATAAATTGCATCATAGTTTTGGTGTCCATATTATCAACAACTATCTCAACATACTGTTCAATTAGTTCATCTTTTTGAAGTGAAGTTAGTTCATTTTCTTCAGGTGTTGTTATTCCTGCTGGATTAAGTCTTGCCATTAGAGATAAGAAGTAAGTGAATGTAAGGTGTTAGTAGTTGACTCCATTGAAGTAATCAAATATCCCATATTTTGAGCGATCTTATCATATAAGTGATTCTCATCCTTAGCATACCATAAACCAATAGCATCATTCTTAAGATTCTGATACTCTTCATCAGTCCATAGATCATCAAATGCCTCACCACCATGAGTAACATCAAATTCAATGTCTGTAACCAAGTACATTGTTTCTTTCATTAACTTAAACCCCAATTGATTTTAAGATAGTTTTCATCGTGAAGTCTGGGAATATCATCAGGATCACCAGTTTCAAAGATGAATTCCTCACAGAAATACTCTGCACTGATACCACCAAGTTCATCACAAGCTCTAAGAATGTCATCACATTCATCAGCGTTCATACCTAAATCATCAACTAAGAAGTCGATGTCTGCGAAAAGTTGATTTGCAGTTGTTCTCATGATGCAAGATCCCATAGTTGTTCAAATGATTCAATCCATCTTACCTGATCGGTGGTAAGTTCTGATTTGTCCTGCTCATCAGCAGAAACATAGGGTAGTCCGTGTTTGGTGCAATACTGTTCGTAAACCTCAGTTAAGAGGTCTATTGAATCAAATACTTGCATAGTGTCCTCCTTTGTTTACTCTTATATTATAATGGCAAACGTGCCTCACTTGTAGTCTTTGGGGTCACTTTGCGAGCTGGCACATCAAGTGTTTCCATTATGATTTGCTTTGGTAGCATCTTATAGCAATAGTAACTACTGCTAAACGTGATCTTATTATTATCTCTACCATCAGGACTTAGAAACTTCATACGCTTATCAAACATCAATAACTGTAGATCCTTATCCTTAAACAATCTCATAGGTGCTGAGTCATTCAACCAAGTGTTAGTCATTATCAATGCAAAAGGTTTATCAAATGATAATGCACGTTCAAAGAATTTACGCTTATCAGTAAATGGTGGATTTGATACTATTACATCCCACCCATACGGTTCATACTCAAAGAAGTTCCTACCAGTATTAATATGAGAGTATGTTACCTCATTCTGCTCCTCTATCTGCTTTACAAACTCACTCTGTGGAGTATCAAAGGGACACCATACAATAGCATCCTTTGGAATATATTTGAGAATAGGTTTAACACCATAATCAGGAGTGTAACATTCATCGTTGTTACCTCCTGAGTACATCAGTTTACCACTATCTAATTCTTGTGCCATATTGAGTAATTTCTTTTTTAGAGATTGTAACCCCTATTCTGGGATCTTTAGCGTTACCTGCCCTTTTCTTAGGGTATTGTTTCTTTGCTTTAGGTAGTACGATTGATAGAACATCTTGGCAATCTAACTTCCATACTTCAGCGATCTTTCCCCCTTCATAACGTGCATAGTAATGGTTCTTATACTTACCAATCTTATCCTCAATAATATATCTCTCTTGCTCATCCCAAGTATCCTGAACACTGATACCATTATACGTTGCATTGATCGAATTTGCAATAGTAGATTTATACTCACACCCTCCGTCATCATCAAATGCGTCCGCACCTGAATAATCATCAGCAATCTTGTGTCCTAAGATCCCTGCCATGTGAATCTCTCTTGACCTTGCATAAGAGAATGGATCACCCCACCCCTCAACCTCACATAGAGAATAGAGTTGCTCATACAATGCTTGATACTTTTCTTCAGGAGTCATAGTACCTTTGTTGTTATAACCATTATAACCCCTCAGAATCGTTTCTGAAGGGTTACTGTGCCACTATTCCAACTGGTATAGTCTAATATTTTTTATTCTTGAAGTAGGATAATATATCCCTTGCCTCAGTATCATCAACTTTGCTTATCTTTATTCTCTCAGATATGGCAATGATTAGGTCGGCAGATATACTTCCATCAAAAGTACAAGTACCATCAGAGTTCTTGTTACCTAGTTTTTCACAAACTGCATCACCTATCAGTTCAAGATAGAAATCTTTTAGTCGATCATCATCATTGATGTAATCAATGACATCATCAACTAAAGTGTCTGCAAGTTTTTGAAGTGTGTCTTCAGAGAGTGACATAATAATCAGGTTGATAGTGTAATGTTAGCATATCGGGCAGATTCCTCCACCTTTGTTTCTATTTCTTCATAGATGTGACTGAAGTCCCATCCACGTTTAATATCATTTGCAATGTATTCAACTTGTTCTTTAGTTAAACCAAGTTGTAGATCCTCTACTGCTTCAGTAAGGTTGATTGTAAGTTCTACTGGTTCCATTTATCCTCTAGCGAATTTACTTAGATTGAAGTTGGCACGACTGAACTCGTCTCTATCAACTAATTTATAAGTTCCAATATCGCTCCACATTACATAACCTTCATCAGGAACTATCTCATCATTGATATAACATTCATACTGAGCATCACTATAACACTCTGCAAGTAGATCATTTTTAATAGATCTAACCAACTTCCATAAACTCAAAAGGTTAGAGTTTTCAAATAGATCTATCTCAACACCTTCTCTAATGCACTGATTCAATGCCTTTTTAAGTTCTTTAGCAGTTTTATCATCTACAAACTCAACCAACTGTGACATTTGTTTAGCAAACGCACAATTCTCTCTAATTCTATCTGTAATATCATACTGTGCTTTAGGTTTAACAAATAATACTTCACCCTCCACACTCTCTAACTCATTATCTAATGAACTAGCAACGGCATCCTTAAGTGTTCCTCTAGGAGTATCATAAACCGTATGAGGTGCTATGATTATTTCTTCGGAAATTTCAGTTGGGAAACTGTATCGGATGGTATTAGGATTGAAACTATCAGTGCCACCAAAACCGATGAAATCACCTTGGTAGATAGAAGTTGTAAAAGGAAGATAATCAAGACAGCGATGCAAAATATCTGCCACTTCTCCTTGATGGTTTCGATCAATATCGGTATGGTTATGGTTGATTTTGATTTTGAATTTGTTGAAGACACTTTTTGTTCCTACGAAAAATTGATTATTAGATGGATCAGTACCCCAGACTATAGCAGGAGCTCCATCTATTTTAACACTCAATTTACTCTTTGTTACAAATGCGTCTAAGACAGAAAGATCTCCTGTAAGAATAGTATCTTCAGGATGTTCAATGTGAGTGTTTTTCATAACTCTATTATAAGGGTTGAGTTAATCTATTAGTGAAATATTGTGTAGGTTCTTTAACTGTCACACCCTTTACTTCTTTCATATATCTACGGTATAGAATACCTTCTTCTCTAAATGCTTCAACTTCGTGAGGTTGATTCATATAATCAATATGATGTATATCCTCACCCTTCCATATAAACTTACCACTCTTCATCTTTAGAGTTCCTTGAACCCATTGACGTAAATGTACTAATTCGTGGAGTAATGTCTCAATATACATCCTTTCATCCATATTGGATTGTAATTGAATCTCAAAGTCTCTAGGGTTGTATGATGTACCAATCCAATCACAATAACCTAAAGCATCTTCTCTAATCATTCCACGATGAGTGACAGTTACATCAATATGATGTCTAGGTAGGAAATTGTTTAGAAACCAATTGGTAATACTCTCACACCTTCGCTTAGAATAGCCGTATCCACTACGATAGATACGACTCTTGTTCCCCAATGTAGTGTCCATAAGAATGATAGAATGAATAGGAGTTTTTCTTTACTGGTCATTTGATTACTCATGATATTTCAACCCATTTCAATGGTTTACCTTCAGTTAGTTTCCAAATGAAAGTTGAATTTTCATAAGGATACTTTTCATTAGCATAAGCTAAAGCATCCTGATACTCAACAAACTTCTTTGCCTTCCATTCTTTAAATGTAAAGGTATGAGTTGCTGCCCATTTGTAATTCATACTTCTACACCCCACTCATACTTTTCTACACTCTCTCTACAACATAAACAAACTAATGCTGACCAACTAAAATGATATACTTTGTTGGTTTGAGAGCAATGTGGACACTTAATCCACTTACCATCATTCCTTGATCGGGTGCGTGATGTAATAGGTTTGAAATTCATTTTAACGATGTGGATTGTAAACCGTTAATACTATTATAGCAGATGCAATAGCACAAATGGTGAATAGTGTAATAAGATGTAGCATTTAATTATCCTTTTGTTTTTGTGCTTGACACTCACAGGCATCCATTATAGGTTGTAGTTTATCGACAATACTGACTGCTTTTGGATCAGTATCCCCGATGAGATAAAAAATAATGGTTTTCATCTCATCTTTGTTTAAATTTACAAGCATTGTGATTACCTCATATAAAGATAACCACCTGACCATCCACAATTATCAGGATCAAGTACATACTCACGATCTCTAATAACTCTTAGATCGTATCTAACGTGCTTTGCTGGAGACTTCCAACTTGCTGCCTTGTAGATCTCACCTGTATGCTTGTTCACAAATGCGTGAACACCACCACTTCTCCACTCTTCTCTACGATCATCCCAATCGTTTGAAATGATCTTATGGTACTTCTTACCAGTTGTAATGGTAAATCTCATTCCTTTGAATGTACCATCATTAAGAGCATCTAATTGCTCTTGTGCATAGCGTGATAGGTCTGC